GATCGTTATAACGAAGCACACGTTCAAGCTGGTAGAGCACTTGGCGAACTGGGTCATCCCGATGGTCCTACCGTCAACCTCGACCGCGTATCTCACAAAATCGTATCTCTGAAAGAGAGCGGTTCTAACTTTGTCGGTAAGGCAAAGATCCTAAATACTCCTATGGGCAAGATCGCTTCTTCATTAATTGAAGAAGGAGTAAAACTCGGCGTTTCTTCCCGTGGTATTGGTTCCCTCAGAACTACCAAAGAGGGTGTCAATATCGTTGGTGACGACTTCATGTTAGCAACTGCTGCTGATATCGTCGCTGATCCTTCGGCCCCCGATGCTTTTGTTGAGGGAATTATGGAAGGAAAAGAGTGGGTCTGGGAAGGTGGAATTCTCCGTGAAAAGTTTGCATCGCAAACAAAGCAGAGAATTGAAACCTACGTTGACCAGAAGGTACTTGATGAGCACAAGTTAGGGCTCTTTAATGACTTCCTCAACAACTTATAAAAAATTTTAATTTATAAATAAATATAGATTTAACAAGGAAAAATCCGGAGAGTTCAAATGTCTAGTGGCAACGAATTACAAGAAATGGAAGTAGGCACGAAGCAATCCAAGACCGCTGTTAATGCTGGTGCAAAAGCAGCGGATCCTATGCCAACGCTTCAAGGAGACGGTTCTCAACTCGGTGGAGTTGAAGATCTCGGCGGTCCTACCCCAGAAAACTATAAAGCAGACGACGATTCAGCAAAGCTGAAGACACCTGGCGGCACCCTTAAGCAAGTTAAGGATGTTGTCAATAAGGGTGCTAAGCCTGCTGATGCAATGAAAGGCGTCAAGGAAGAAGAAGATCTTTCTGACGAAGAAGTAGTTGCAGAAGCAGAAGAGACCACCGATGAGGTTGTTTCCGAAGAGGAAGTAACTGAAGAGGAAGTCGTTGCTGAAGAGGAAGTCGTTGCTGAGTACGACATGGAAGAAGATGTTAACGCACTTCTTGCAGGTGAGTCACTCTCCGAAGAATTCCAAGAAAAAGCACGCACCATCTTCGAGACCGCGATCAATGCTAAAGTTGCATCGATCAAGGTTGAGATGGAAGAGCAACTCAACGTTCAGATCGCTGAAGAGAAAGAGAAGGTCGCTGAGGAGTTCGCTGCTGTTAAAGAGGCACTCGCTGAGCGTGTTGACTCTTACCTTGAGTATGTTGCTGACGAGTGGTTTGAAGAGAACGCACTCGCAGTTGAATCCGGTCTGAAGACTGAAATGACCGAATC